TGAAGAAATAATGCTCCATCACTTACTGCAACATTTGTCTTAGTGCCAGCAAAACTTGTTTCTTCGGTTAAAGTTTGTTGTAAATTTTGACCAGCAAAAGTGCTTATAGTTCCAATGACTGAAGTGGCTGTAACAGACTCATGTCCTAGTAAATCAACTGCTTTGATAAAGTAAGTTCCAGCTTTAGCTGGTACGATTACTGAATTTGCTGGAGGACTTATCTTATCAACTAATAATGTTGTATTGACATAACTAGCACCAGAAGTAACCGGGGTGTATCTAATAAAATAATGACTTAAATCTAAATCTGTACTGGGTGTCCATTCTAATACAGCGACTTGATCTTGAAAATCTATTCCTAGATTTGATACATTTGCTGGTGGATCGCTCGCACCAATAACAAAATGATCTTGAGTTACAAAAGCCGATTTGTAACCTAATGAATTGATGGCTCTTGCTCTGACATTGTAAGTTGCTCCACTTTCAACAGAAATTTCTCTTACAGTTGCACTAGATATACCAGCACTTTTATAAATCGTATCTGTTGTTTTTTTATAAACTACCTCAAACTTATCAACAAAAAAGTCAGGTGAACCCCGAAGTGTAACAGTCATAATGACATTGATATTACCCTCAGTAACATTCACTAGTTCATCAGTAATTGACGAAATAGTTGGTGCATTGACAACTTTTGGATTTGGTAGAAAAGTGGTTGGAGCAGTTGGAGTTTGTATCTTTGTATTATAAGTATATACAGAAGCATCATATTCTAAGCCTGTTATACCAACAAACCCATTTTTATCTAAGTTAAGACCGCTACATATAAATAATTTTGAACTAAAACCAAATCCTGTATGCGTAACAGCAAATATATCTCCAATAATTAAATTAAGAGCTTCAGATGTTGTTTTTAAAGATATTCTTAAACCAGTTCGTGATCTTTTTAATGCAAGTTCGGCTAAATCTTCTGCTTGATATGGACTCGTAGTTGCTGGTAAATTCATATCAAAATGTAATTCCTCATTATTGTCAGATGCTAACATTGTTGAATATTTAAAATCACTTCCCACATTTGTTTCATCAATAGGAGGAAATATTATTTCGTCTTTTTGATAATTTTTTTCTTCGTTATCAAAACGTGCTATGACTCTGTTATATTTTTTTTCTTTTTCTTCACCAATAATTTTTACACCACCAATCATCATATCTTCTGTAATTGTCAAAACACTTGAGCCAGTTCCTTCAATTTTTAAGGTATAAAGACCTCCTGAGTAAGTAAAGAAACCTCGCATTGATGATATTATGGTTTTTACATTATCAATGAGCTTAGTTTTATTACCTAATGCAACATGACATTCAAATAATTTAGTTGCATCAGCATTTTCTCCACCTCTTATATGAGTTACAACATCAGTATCACAAACATCTTTAGCCGCAGTAAAAGCTGTTGCGTCTATATCACTTGCAGACAAACCTTTTCCATATCTTTCATTGACTAGATAATCATGTAAACACAAAGCT